GCAGTTCCGTTTACAGTTACGCCTGTTGTGTAAGAAGAGGAGCCGTTCTTAAATGCTAGTGGGTGTCCACTGTTAGTATTGTCGCTTACGTCGAATGTGTATGTAAAGCCACGGACAAGTGTTAGTGTTGGCTTGCTTGCGCCGTCTATATAAAACACACCACCAGCGACTGTAACCGCAAACGTCTGTGTGCCTGAAGATATTGTAGCGATACTGTTTACGTTTGCTATGTTATTGGCAACTGTAGTGACGTTGGAATCTATACCAGCGACACTATTAATGTTAGTTGAGTTTGCATTGACGGCATTAATGTTCGTGGCATTTGAGTTTACGGCAGATACCGCAGACGAGATTCCAGCTACGGTTGTAACATTTCCACTTATGCCAGCGACTGTTGTTACATTAGCGTTGTTCGTTGCGACTGTTGTTACATTGGCTTGTATTCCAGCCACTGTCGTTACGTTTGCGTTTATTCCAGCCACGGTGTTGACGTTAGCTATGTTTGTTGCCGTTGTGTTGACGTTCGCAATGTCTGTCGCAACGGTGTTGATGTTTGCAATGCCATTGGCAACAGTGACTACGTTTGTAGATGTCGCCCAGTATTTCGCTGAGTTTTCGCTTGTGTTGCCGACTGTGCCACTTGTTTTGATAGCCCAGTCCTTGGCAGAACCAGTGGTGGTGTCTACACCAGTTCCGCCAAGAGCATAAGCCTTCGAGGAGAACTCTGCGTTGTCTGCTGTGCCATCTGTTTTTGTTGCCCAGTCTTTTGCGTTACCGCTGCTTGCTGTGCCTGTTACACCTGTCCCTCCGATTGCCCAGGCTTTTGCACTGTACTCTGAGCCCGTAATGGCTCCGTTTACTTTTATGGCATAAGCTCTGGCTTCGGATACATCTACAATCTTTGTTGTATTACTGCTCGATGTAAAATTTGATTCGCTAGAAAATGTCTGTCCTGAAGTTAGTCCATGTACAATGTACACGTCTTTGATGCTGTCTGTTACTACGTCAAAGTTTTGATATGTTGTTGATGTGCTGAATGTACCTGTAACATTAAAAAATGTTGTGATGTCCTGATAGCCAGTAGATGCGTTGGCAAATTGCCCTACACGAACTTGTATCTTGTCTGTTGATGGGTCGAATCTAAATTCAAAGTTTGTGGAACGAAAAACGCCTGATGAGTCAAACAGGTCGGCAATCATATCAGGAAGCGTACGAGTACCTTGCTCGACGTTCTCCATGTATGTGTCTAAAATGTGTTCCCCTGTTTTAGAGGAACGGAATCGTATCTGTTCGCCTGTTGGTTGCGTTTGTGCCATTATTCGTAATACCCCAAATCTTTCATCAACTGTATTAGTTTTACTTTAGTAATCTTATACTTGTCGTCCTGACCAGCTTTTTCCAAACTCTCAACTTTTGTTTCCAGTTTTGTTATAAGGTCTTCCATGCTCGTCATTTTTTCTTTGATGGCTTTGTACTCCGATGTTCTTGTCTTATTCATTTCTTCAAGCTCTAATGCTAAAAGCCTGTCGTTCTCCTCCACTAAGTCAACTATCTTTTTGTCCGTAATGGAGGCTTTGAGTGCTTCTGCTTTGCTCATTGTGCTTGCCTCTCTCTTAATGGAATGAGGTTGCCCTTCTCAACTTCTTTCTGAACATTCTCATTCGGTTGTACTGATGCACCTCGCATCTTCTCCATAAGCTGCATTTGCTGTGATGGGCTTGGCCCTTCTTGCTGCATCTGTTCTTTTGGAATACGAAACCTGTCCATGTCTGTAATGCCCATAGCCCTGATAGCTTCTTCAGCAATCTGACCAGCATTGTACTCCATGTTAAGTCCTGTCTGTGCCATAATCTGCAACATGTTCATCCATGTCTCTGCGTTTCGTGTAGGTTCGAGAGGGAGTGTTCCGTCTATAACGAGGTAGTCTATGTCTCCTTGTAAATCTTTTTGCACGTCGTAATCGAGGTAGCCGTCTTCAACCATGTTGGATAATTGATTTGGCATCTCTCTTTCGTCTATTTTAACAGAACCGTCCATTGATAGACTATCCTGAATGTTTGATACCATCATCCGTACCATAGGTCGGATGGTGGTGGCTGACATAACACGGGCTAGAACTCCAAGACGTTGTGAACCTAGTTGTGTTAGACGCTGTATTTCTGTTGCCGTTCGGATGCCGTCTGATGTTGGCATACCCTGTTGTGCGTCGGATGCTGCTGATACTCTTTGCTTGAGTTCAGACATTGCTGCAATATCATTGAAGTGACCACGGGTTACATCTGGAACCTGTGCTATAAATACACCGTCCCCTGGTTTCGTCCCTGGCAAAGTTCTGACAACGCCCCAAGGATTCCTGTCTATAAGGTCAGGAACACTTACCTGTGTTGGGTCAACGAAGATAAGATTGTTGAGTGCTGCACTAATGTTGTCGATACGTGAACGCATTAAGTATGTAGCTATATCGTGCATTGGCAAGATAAGGTCATAGAGTGATTGACCATACGTCTTGTGCGAGTCTTGATATAGACCACCAATAACAGCTGGCATCTGTCTGCCGTATGGGTTGAGCTGGAATCGGATGACTACGTTCTCGTCTAGTATTGTAATGACTAAGAATATTTGGTCGATAGTCGGTATGTTTATTTCGTGACCAGATAAGCGTACCCACGACTCGTCTACCACTCGTGCGTCGCCAAGCGTGAAGTATGCGTGGTCGAATCTTTCTCTTTGGTTTGGTGCGGATGGGTCTATAGATAAACCTCTACCCTCTTCCCTATGAAACTGGTGTGCGTTCCAAGCGTTCTTTGGTGGAGAAATCTTGTGGCGTAAAGCTGGGAACATCTTTAGCTTTGGGTACATGCCACTGTATAGAAGAGAATTGAAGCTAACGTAGTCTGAGAAGACTATATATTGCATGTTGTCCCAGTCACCCCAGTTAACACGTGGGTCTGGGAAGCAGCGCCTTGGGTCGAAGTTAATCATGCGGTTTTGATTTGTGCTAGCATCCCATACAACTTTTGTAGGGGCAAAACCATAACGAATACTGTCAAGTAGAAGTTGTGCAAGACGTGCTTCACCAGCCGTTCTTCGCATCTGCTGATGCAATACTCTTTCCAGAATCATAGATGATTGTCTGGATTTTCTGTTAAGACCCTCAAGCTGAAACATTGGGTTTCTACCTGATAGCGCTGCCATCATGTAGGTGAGAACCGTATCGGCGATAGCTCTGGTATCGGCGATTACAGCTTTCTCTCTGAAATCTGTTGTGTTCGGTGGGACGTAAACATCGTGGGCTCTATCTGCCTCTTTCCAATGGTCGTACCTTTTTCTGATTTTAAAGTAAGACATATCGACCATAGACTTTACATAGTCTACGATTCGTCTTTCTTGCTCGTCTGACAATCGGTGTGATATGTCTTGGTAGTTGATTAAATCTTCTGCAAACTCAGAGAGGTCAACAACCACACCTTCATTCGGGCCTGATACATACTCAGCGTTTTTGTATCCAGAACCAGAATTTATTGTCGTTCTACTTTTTGGGCCACCTACACTCATAATTTAAACTATACTTTCTGTTATTAACTTGGTCGTCCTTAAAGACCCCAGCCTTTCCATTCATGTGCTTTTTTATCAATTCGTCTGGTTAGGGAATCTCCAAGAGCTTTTACGTTAGAGTTGTTCAATGACTGTGAAGCATCTGTGTGAAGGCTCCAAGCATCGGGCGAAATAGATGTTCTTGATAAAACATCAACAGCTATTGTCATAGCATCTACTTGGTCATCATGGTTTCCTCCAGGGAATGTTACAGCTTCATCTATAAATGAATCTAACCATTCTGCCTGTTCTGGAATAAATATTCGTCCCCCTTCTATTAAAGGAAGGATAGCATTGACTCTGGCTACCTTGTCATGGACTACCTTGTAAGGAATTACAGACATACCACTTTCACGTTTTAGTTCCTGTAGTATGGATTGACCAGAGGCTTTGTCTTCTATGTACATGGCTCGGAGTCCCTTGCCTCGCCATCTGTTGTTTAAACGAACTAACATTTGCTTTAGTTCTGGAAAGTCGTACTTGCCTCGTATGATGTCTACTATATATATATCACCGTTTCTATCCATGCCAGCTACTACGGCTACACTGTAATCAGCTGTTTCTGTTTTCTTGAACGCTGTATCGACGCCGATAACTAGAGTTGTAAAACTTTCTGGTGATAGGTCTTTGGGGTATTTCTGCCACCATTCTGTCTTAATAATGTTACCACCTTCAATGTATGGGCGCTGTTGGTATAGAGATGCAAACTCTCTGGGGTTCAGACGCTCACGTCGCTTGAGGTCTTCAAGGCTAAAACGTTCGGGCCATAAAGATGCTTCGTCGTGAACATCTACTGTACGCTTCCCAGGGGCGAGTTTTGCTAGCTTCCCTGGTTCAATGTACCTAGAGTCGTCTTCGGGTAGCTCACGACGGCTTATCTTGCCACTACGGACTGTTTTTATTGCTTGGAAGTTAACATGTTTCCATCTTCCTTCTGCCCAGTCCTCTGTTTGCTGGAGGCGTCCAGCTAAGTCGTCGGGATGCCAGCGTGTCAGGATTACAATTTGTTTTGGTCTCGTACCGTTCTGTTCTGGCTGGAGACGTGTGGCTAGTGCTGATGTGTAATAGTTCCATGTTTTGTTGCGCTGGGTCATAGACTCGGCGTCCTCACGAGATTTTACTGGGTCGTCTACTATGAGAAGATTGGCGGGACGACCAGAGGTCGTACCCCCAATGCCAACTGCAAAGTATGCACCGTTATCTTCGGTACGCCAGACATCTGCTGCTCTGCTGTCTTGTGATAATTTGAAATCAGGAAAGGCTTGAGGTATTGCCTTGTCTTCTACTACCCCACGTATCTGTCTGCCAAAGTCTGTGGCGAGTTGTGAGTTGTAGGAACAAGACATGACGTAACGAGATGGGTTACGGGCCATGAAGTAGGAAGGAAAGAAGATTGTGCCAAAGGTTGATTTGGCGTGACGTGGTGGCATGGTGATAAGAAGGTTGTCTGCACCTAGCTCACCCTTTTCTAAGTTGTCTAGCACGTCTATGAGTTCTTCTTGGAAGTCTGCAAGCTCCCAATCAGGTTGCATAAGCTTTACGAAGCCACGGAATGATTCACTGGCGTCACGTAATCGCAGTAAATATCTCGCAACTTCCTGTTGCGTTGGTTTAACCAAGGCGTTTTCTCAGTAATTGGCTAGACTTTATTTCGTATTTGAGCCCAGAGTCTACGACTGTGTCTGCCATTACAGTAAATAGGTGGTCAATGACCGCTGCTTTACGTTTTTCTGGCGGAACGTTCTGCAAATTTGCTTGTTTCATAGCCGAAGCAAACTGTTCTAACGTTATTCTTGACTGAATAGCGTCCTTTCTTTGGTTTTTAATTAACATCTTCTACATATTCTCCTTCTATTTGTTTGGTTCCAGCAGCAATCTGCTCCAATTCTACACGAGACATCTCTGTTAGGTTCTTAATTTCGTGTTCGTGCTTGTGATATGCAGCGTTTAGGTCTGGAACTACCTTGTTTAGTAGCATGCCAAAGACTCTTGCCTGTGTTGGCGTCCATTCTTTGCCGTGCATTACCACTTCATTAGCCACAACTATCTGGTCTTTTACGTATTGCGCTATATTACTGCGTATTTGTGCAGACTGCTGGGGCGTAAGTGGCTTGTTTTCTGCTGTAGCCATGATTGTTTTCATATCTTTTACGCTTCCTTTCGCTGTTCGGCACTCCCAGGAGCAGTATTTAGCCCTGTCCATATGGCTGGGCTTTACAAAAAACTCCTTTTCGCACCGTTCACATACCTTTGTACTTCTTTTTTCAGACGTTTTCAATTTTTACTCCGATTGTTTGTTGGGTAGGGGAGGTGACTGACTACGCTGTATGCGGGCGGGCGGGATGACCCCCTCCCCCCATCCTCGTCTGCATGTGATAACGGGCGCAATTTGGTCACATAACGCATGTAAACCCTTGTTCTACAAGGGTTTTGACTCCCTATGTAGGGGTGTTTCCTCTCGCATACGGCTAAAATTTTCAATTTTAGCTCCGAGAGGCTCCAAACAATGCCTGAAAATAACGCATGTGCAATCATTTCAGCAGTTTAGACGGAACGAGACGGCGAGTCGTCCCTCACGTGCGTTCCGAAGGAACTTTTATAGTGAGCCGATTTTCTCGGTTCAGCCTAACGTCGTTATGTGCGTTACTTCGTTGGGTTTCAAATCAACGCACAAGGAGAACTCACATGAGTACACATGCAAACACAAACCCTTCGGTCACCCAAACTGCGAAGCAGTGGCTCTCTACGAAATCGCAAAAGGTGAAAGGCGAAATCAAGGCATACGTGGAGACGAAGACGAAGTCTTCCAAGCGTAAGCGTTGGGGCAACTTGCTGAAAGCCTTGAACGGCAACGACGTCGCACGTCTTGAGGCTTATGCCTCAACTGGCGACGAGGCAAGACTCGCATGGGCAAAGGTTGCTAAAGCAACCCCAGCCAAACCGAAGAAAACGGCAAAGCCGAAGACGACTGCCAAGGCAAAGCCAAAGGCTTCACAACCGAACGTTCTTTCCGAACTTGCAAAGCAAGTCGAGGGCATGGATGATGCACAATTCGCTCAGTTCCTCAACGCCTTCGTGCAACTTCGCAAGTAAGCACACCAAAAACCTCGCACCCTCACGGGTGTGGGGTTTTTTTTTGGTCTTTTTTTTTCATCAACGCATACGGAGGTAACCATGCGACAACGACAACGACGACACGACGACTTCGTGGAAATGCTACCACGGACGACGATAACCAACACATCATCCAAGCGAAGACGACTCAGCCGACTACTACGCAGTTTTGGCAAGGCTCTCGCATACATGACCATTTTCTTGCTCATCTACGCAATGTTTGTGGTCGTGATTATCGAGTGGTTTGGAGGTTGTGGCGAGGTCATCTACTACCCTGATGGCACGTGGAAGAACGGCGAATGTGTCTTCATCCCATACGAACCCAAGTCTGGCACGTGGAAATGATGTGGGGCGAAGACTACTACGTGGCGTCTCATCCGAGAGGATGGGGCGTCTACCATGCGAGGTCTGGACAATGTGTCTACCATTCACGTGTGAAGTCACGTGTGGAGGACGAGTGCAGACGAATGAACGGCAACGACAGATAGGAGGTCAACATGCCAAACTGGTGTAACAACTGGGTAAGCCTTACCCACGACGACAAGTCGAAAGTCAAGGCGTTAGTCGAGGACATGAGAAAGGGCAACTTCCTCGCACATTTTCTGCCCGAACCAAACTACGACGGCACAATCGAGGTCAAGCCGACGTTCCCTCACATCACAGGCAACAACAAGCCAGTGGAAGTATCGCAAGCATGGTGGGATTGGAGAGTCCAACATTGGGGTACGAAGTGGGAAATAGACTTGGACGAGACTGGTTGGGAAGACAACGCAGACGAGGAGAATGTGCAATTCGGATTCGATTCTGCGTGGAGTCCACCAATCGGAGTGTACGACAAAGCACACGAACTCGGTTGGGTTGTTTCAGCCACGTACGAAGAGGGTGGTTGTGACTTCGTTGGCTTTTACGAAGACGGAGTTGACACGTGTATTGGGATGCAAGAATCGTTCGAGGACGGAACAATGCCAGAGTGGGCATTGGAACAAGTCGGCGATTATCTGTTCCAAAGCATGCTAGACGACGAACGCATAGACGAAGACGGAAACCTACTCGACGAAGACGGCAAAATCGAGAAGAAACACGGAGAGTGGGGGTGCGTTAAGTTCAACGAGGGAGAAATAAATGCACGAAAGTAACAAGGGAGTTGTCAGATGGTGTCTAACCTGTTATACATACGTTATGACAATTCCCTTTACACGACGTGCGTTTAATAAGGAACTTTTATATCGAGGGGCAATTTCTTCGGAATTTGTCTCTCGTTTAACTTTTAACTTTAACATTACACGAGGTAAATATGACGACACTTCAAGATGCTCTTCGTGAGGGAGACTTCACTGAAAGACGAAAAATGATTCGTGATTTGGTCACACCAAAACTCGAACGTTGGAAATCAAGCGACATTCGACTTGCTTTCGACGAAAGTGCAATCATTGGCACTAGCGATAATCAAATCAATCCACGACCAACATACACTGGCTTACGAGACAGCCTAGACGTAGAGACAATGGTTGGCATCATTGTGGGCAAGATTGAATCGAAAGACGTGCTTGATGCTATCCGTTATCCACACGGAAATGGATTTGGTACTGCCAGTAGCAAATCAAAAACTGGTTACATCTTCGGACGACCAAAGACTTTTGACCACAAGACGTACGAAGAGTGCCGACTATCAGCTTTCACATCAGAAACGGAGGAACCCATGAGTGAAGTATCAACTAACGTCGAGGACTATGGACTCGAAGAACTATGCAACGTACACGACGACTTGGTCGTGAACGAAGATTGGTCAAGCGAAGAGGCAATGCAAGCTTTGCACAACATCTTCGGCGACCACGACAGACTAAAGCCAATGCCTTCATTGCTTGAAAGTCGCACAGACATTCCCGAACCGAACCACACAAGCAAAAGCAATGCTTTGACCAAGCACATTCTTGCCACTGTGAAGAAAAGCGAGGACGTTGGCATACCAATTCCCAAAGCACCAACGGAATCTGCGTCTGCATTGATTGACCTTGCACTGACACAGAATGGCTTGCCGAAGATTGCTGACATGATTGACAGCATGCAGAAGATGAGTGACGACATTGTTCGTCTGCGTAAATCTTCAGCCACGATTGTTGCACCGACGACTTCCGAGGTCAAAGGTGACGGCACGATTCCAAGTGGCAAGGTCGCAGTAGCCAAGGCTCATGCAGTGTTTGGGATTACTGGCAAAGGCATGGACAGTTTTGACTTCGACGTTCCATGTTGGAAGTGGGATGGCGACCATCCTCACGTGCCAGAGATTGACACCAACTACGTGTTCAGACCAATGAGTTTGTTCAGAGTTCTGTATGCGTTGATTACCAACCAACCTTGTTATCTGCATGGTCACACTGGTTCGGGCAAGACGACACTTATCGAACAAGTCGCTGCTCGTCTGCAATGGCCCTTTGCACGTGTCAACTTCGACAGTGAGATTACACGTATGGACTTGGTTGGTCGTGATGTTCTGTCCAAGGATGGCGAGGCTACAATCTCGAAGTTCGTGGATGGTATCTTGCCACAGATGATGATGAGTCCGACGATTGGTTGCTTTGACGAGTTGGACTTTGTGAGACCTGACATTGCATATGTGATGCAGAGGGCTTTCGAGGGCAATGGTTTGTTGCTTACCGAGGATGGTGGTCGTCTTATCAAGCCACATGCAATGTTTCGTATGTTTGCCACTGGCAACACAGTTGGTCAAGGCGACGAGTTTGGCATGTATCAAGGTGCGAGACCACAAAGCATGGCATTGCTTGACCGATTCAAGGTTTGGATACACGTCGAATACATGGATGCCAAGCAACGTGAAGAGTTGATTAAGAAGTCCGTGCCAGCTTTGGAGAAAGCAATGGTCAACAAGGTCAGCAAGTATGTGACCGAACATATCAATGCGTTCACGACATCCAAGGTCATGCAACCCATTTCCCCACGTGGTTACATTGCTCTCGGCAATGCTATCCACACATTCACTTCACTTATGCCAAGTGGAGACAACAAACTAGGTGTACGACAAGCCATTGAGACAGTTGTTCTCGATAGATGCTCGGCTCAAGATAGAGCCGTGTTGAATGGTATCGTAGACAGAATCTTTAACTAAGGAGGTAAACATGAGAGGCGATTTATTTACACACGAAGTCCAAAAGACTTCATCCGTATTCGGTAGAAAGCAAGACGTATCCGTCGTATTCCAAGGCGATGGGGCGGCGACGGATGGTTCGACCATCTATCTGCCGTCTATTGACCACAATGCAGAGGTTGATGATGCCACTGCCGAGGTCATTCGTGGCTACGTTGACCATGAGAGTGGTCACGTCAAGCATACAAACTTCAAGGCATTGCGTTCATTCTTTGACGAATGTGCTGAGACGAAGAACACATTGCTCAAATCACTAGCCAATGGTCTCGAAGACGTATGGTTGGAGAAAAGAGTCATGCGTGATTACCCTGGGAGCGAAAAGAACTTGCGAGCAACTACGTCTGCGGTCAATCGTGAGTTCTTGGACAACGTGAAGAAAAGCGACAAGCGATTGAAAGACGACAGATTCCTCGCACCAGTTGCCATCACTTGGGAGGGTCGGAAAGACTATGGTGGCGAGAGTTGTGGCGAATGTCTTGACGTATGCAGTGACAATCTTCGCAAGAAACTACCGATATGGGTCAAGGCAGTTGATTCATGTCGCAACAGCAAGGATATTGTTGACCTTGCACGAACCATCGAACGTGAACTACGAGAGGAGGCAGATGCCAATGAAGAAACTGATAACCCTAATGGTGGAACTAAGGGAGGGGATGACTCTTCGAGTGGAGATGGCAGTCGAACCAAAACAGAGGCAGAAAGCGATGGGTCTACTGATGAGGGGGCTGACAGAGATGGGAGCCAAAGCGACGACACTGCGAGTGATGGAGAGAAAGATGAGGGAGACAAGCCAAAGCACAAGCACGGCAACGAGTTTGGAGGTGGCGAACGTGGTGATGTTCCCGACACGGAGACGAAAGCCGAAGACATAGAAGACGTCGAGGTGTACGAGCAGTTCGATGTGAAGGATTGTGTGGTCAAGGAACTACGCAAGACGACAGAATTGCTCAAGGGTGGTTCGGGTTCGTATCGTCCTTTGTCTACTGCCAGTGACAAGTGGCATCACAGACTTGATGACCCAAGCAAGTATGGTTCGAGTCAGACACTTGGCAGATGGTTGGCACGAGGTACGGCAGACGAGTATGACAAGCAAGTCGCTGGCATGGCTGGCGATGTCAATGTGATGCGACGAAAGCTTGAACGTGCCTTGTTGTCTCGTGAGAACAGAGATTGGGATTATGCCAAGGAGCAAGGTCGTCTCGATAGCAGACGTTTTGTTGGTGCATACAACAGTAAACCCAACGTGTTCAAGATACGTACCGAGAGACAAGACTTGGATACTGCCGTCACATTCTTGATTGACCTATCGGGTTCGATGGCAAGCCAAAGAGCCTATGTTGCAATGCAGTGTACGATTGCCATGATTGAGGCGATTGACCGAACGTCTATCAAGTACGAGGTGTTGGGTTTCAACAATCGAACTAGGCACAAAGGTGGTAGCCGACATTCAATCAAGGTTGCATCCACTGGTCGTTTCAGCAGATACGAGCCCTTGGATATGTATATCTTCAAGGCTTACGAAGAACGTCTGTATGAGGCAAAGGGTGCTATCAGTGCAATCGCAGACATGGCGGGTGGCAACAATTCAGACGGCGAGGCAATCCTGTATGCCAGAGACAGACTGAAGCCAAGGAGTGAGCGTCGCAAGATTATGTTCGTCTTGTCTGATGGTATGCCTTGTGCAAGTGGTGACTCTCATGCTCTCGACCAACATTGCCGAGATGCCGTCAATCAATTAATTGCTGAAGACATTGAGTGTCTTGGCATTGGTATTCAGACAGAAGATGTGAAGAGATACTATCCGAAGTACACAGTTGTGGATTCGGTGGAGACACTTGCACATGCTGGCATGGATAATCTTGCACGTATTTTGTTGGGAGAGAGGTTTGTTGTAGACAATTCTCTGTTACTCAATGCGACAAGGTAAACGGAAACGTACTGTTACAGTGCGTAAGGAATGGTTTGGTCTCTTTCCAAAGCGTGGTCGTCACGTCATGTTTTGGTTGGAGGTCGCCCATAGAGTTGTTGACCAACATGTTCGGTCAACGAATTACAATAAAATCAAACACATATGTATGGAGGTGGACTATGAGTTCAGACATAAAGAAAACAATCGTTGATAAAAAGCTTGCCGATTATGGCTTGCAAGAAGAGAAACCATTGGTCATTGAGGATGACATCTCAATGTTCGTTGGTGGCAAACCCAAAGCCAAGGCGAAGAAGAAGTCTACACGTAAGACTGCTGTGTATACGAGAGCGACAACCAAGTCTGCATGGGAGGCTCAGAACCCAGTGGCGAAGACGCCCTCGTCTTACTCAAAGCCAAAGGTTGAGCAAGCACTTCTCGAAATGAGAAAAGCACCAAAGGTTGATGGTGGCAAAGCGTTCTATGACCCGAACGACTGGCGAGAAATTGTTGGTGTTGTCTCTCGATACGTCGCAGACGTAGTCGAGGGTGGTGGGTTCATTTACAAGGGCTCGCAAGCACCGAACCTCGTGAGGCAGAAGATTGCCAACATGCTAGCCAAAGACTTCTACTACCTAGACGAAGAGACTGGCGAGTATTGTGACATCTCTTTCAAAGTGGGGGCAAAGCATGAGTAAGATTGGAAACAGTGTAGCACCCGAAGTGGATAGCATGTTGGCTACATGTCTTAACGATTACGGCATGACCAACGAGCAAGCGTTGAAACATATCGAAAAGAAGAAAGGTTCTCTGTATCGAGCAGTTGCAGAGGACTTTCTCAAGGAGTGGGAGGATGAAGACAATGAAACTTATTGAGACAATCATGGAACTGTACTCAGCCATGAGGGCAGACGAGAAACGTGATGTGATTATGGCAATCGGAAAGCGTGTGGTGGAGGACGGAGTGCTGACAGAAGCGGAGATGGAGACAATGACGATGAAAGTCGGTGGCAAAGCAAAACC